AAGGATCCTTAAATTGTAAAATTATTTATATTAAATGATTGTTCAAGGAATCAATCCTTGTTGTCTTGCACGGTTTCTTATCTCTTCGCCTTTCATTTGACTTGCAAGATCTTGTGTTTCTTTGTCGTATGTTTCTTTCGATGAGAGTACTTTGGTTGGCTTCTTTTCTGGAATTACAAATTTTGTCCAAGGAGAACCGGCACCCTGCGCAGCGAGTTCCATTTGGCTTTGGCCAATTTTTCCTAGTTGGGCCTCAATCCAAGTTTTGCCAGAAATTTCTTCCGCTTGTTTGGCCAAACTTGCAATGCCCTGAGCACCATATTTTAATGCTTTGCCACCTAAACCAGTTCCGGCCACTTTTCCTAAAGCACCAGCAACATAATCACCACCAGCTTTTGCTGCACCACCTAAGAGTGATAACCCAGCTGCCCCTAAAATTTTATATAATGGGTTATCTGTATCGCCTTCTTCCTCAGTTTTATCCCCATCAGTTTTATCTTTATACTGTTTATCTTCGTCCTCGTCGCCCATCATTATTTCAGTAAATCCGGGTGACTTGTCTTTTGGATTTTTTCTTTTTTGACCAGATCCCATTCCACCTTGTGGTGGTTCAAGCTTTTTATCTTCAGGTTGCTCTAAGATATAAAGCTGTTCGTAACATTTTTTATTCTTAAAAACAGAATCTTGAGGATTGTTTTCAATCCTGTTTTCTATCATAAACAAAAGATAGTCTTTAGTGTCGTTTGGTAGCTTATATCTCATGAGAGTTTATTGAAGAATTCTTCGAATACCTTGACGATGTTCTTGTTGAGTTCTCTTTTTGAAGACGACTTGATTAGCTTAACGGCTGAATCTCTTTGTCTTTCTGTCCAGATTCCATTTTCAAAAATCCATTCTCTGCCTTCCATGATTCCATTTACGAAAGCATTTGGGGCCGAAGGATCTGCAACAATATCGATTGCTGCAAGCATGAAGTCTTCTTGGACTTCTTGGAATCCATTACGGGCCTTAAGAGAACCCATACCTCTTGTAGAAACTCCAAGTTGGGCACCTTCGTCAATCAAATTCTTGACAATACGGCCCATTGGTGTATCTAATACCTTGGCTTTTCCGTAGATGTTATTTCCATCTTCGTGGAGATCTTTTACGATATGTGAAACTCTATCAAGATTTACAGTTGGGCCAGATGGGTGGTTTAATTCACCTAAAGCACGGCCTTTATTGACGTATTCGTTGATATAGCGCCCGGTTTCTTTTGCCAAAATGTTCTTTGGATAGATTCTTCCGTTGCGGTTTTTTTGTTCAGCTTGCATGAAAATGCCTTCGATGAAATAGTGCTTTTCACCGTTACCGACATTTTCCTTGATATACTTGATGTCTTCAGTTAGTTCTGTTATCAGCTTCATTGGTTGGTCTCATTAAGTTTTGTGCGACTGTTTTGTATTGCTCTTGTAGTTTGCTGGCAACCTTTGTGTACAGTGTTTGAGAGGCAGTATCCTTAAAAGAAACTGCGTTCTCTTCAATTGCACTCTTAATCATTTCTCTGATATTGTTTTTCATAAAAGTCCTTTTGCTGATTTTGAAAATTCTATGTGTTGTTTGAATTCTGTCGGGTTTTTAAAAATGTCTTTTGTTAGTTGAAGACGATTTTTTGTATTTAACCCCTCAAACAATTTTTTTATGCTTTCAATATCAGATTCAGTAATATTTATAATGCTGTCATCTTTAAATTTAAATTTTCCGGGTTTAAATGACTCCAAAAATATAACAAAGTTTTTCAAACTTTGTGTTTCTGGAGTTGTTGACTCTGATACTAAAAGGTTCTCAGATAGAGCTAAAGTTGCCTCTTGGATGGAAGCATTCAGTTTAAATGAAAGCGTTTGAACAATATTTTCCTTAAAATAACTTTCATTTTCCGAAAGCATTCCCCTTACGCCATTTTTTAATAAAATTTTTGTTAAAGATTCCATTACTGTTCTGCGCTTTCTTCAGCTCCTTGTTGTTGAGCCTGTTGTTGTGCCATCAAAGCCATTTGCTCTGCTTGCATTTTTTGCTTATCTACTTCCATCTCTTTATCCATAGAACGCATATCTTCTTCTGTTTGACGAAGAATGTTTTTACGGATATATGCAGAAGAGAAATACTTACCAACATAAGGATCAACTATTGAAATCATTTTCAATCGTTCTGCCAAAATTTCAGCTTCCTTTAGATCCCAGAAATAGTTATCGGTATTAAAATTAAACTTAATATCAATCTTAAGCTGATGCCAATCTTCCTCGGTCATTACACCCTTTAGAAGAAGCTGAACGCGCAAGATGTCCAAGAACATCTTTGAAAAGTGATGTCTGAGTCTATCAATGAATTTGTAAAATTTAACTTCTTCTCTGGTAATTTCTACGGATCTACCCATGTTAAACCCGGTAGATTCTGAAGTTAGGCGGCTAATTGGAACGTTTAAAGAGTTATAAAGCTTTTTCTTAAAATAATCAACGTCTTCGATTTGAGACATGGCCTGACCACCGGGAAGGGTGGTGATCTCGGTTCCTCTTGAACCTTCTCTTCTTGGTAACCAATAATCTTCAAGAACCGAAAGGTGATTTCTTTCATCTCTAACCTCCCCGGTTGCTTGGTTGTAGATGAGCTTATTGCGGAAACGGCTCATCATATCTCTCATGTATTGTTCAGCCTTTTGCTTTGGCAGCTGACCTACATCGACGTAAAACACTCTACGCTCGGGTGCACGTGCAATACGGTAAACTAGAAGAGCATCTTCTAGTTGTCTCAACATGTTAAGTGGGCGGATTGCCTTATGCAGATACCCGAGAACGCGCTTTGTATTGAGATCGATTATACCAGATGGCACATAAACGACGCTGTCGGTGGAGAGCTTCAAGCCACCCGGACCAGTCATCATGAAGGTTTCTTTGTCCGTATTGGTATAAAGATAATATTCTTCGATGTCATTTATCAAAGAAATTGTCTGGCCATTTACCTGTTCGTTTTCCTTTTTGATTTTTCTAATTTTTTTAATCTTTAAAGGATCGATAGGAACAAGTTCTTTAATGCCTTCTGTCGGCAAATCTTTATCAATTACTATATTGTAGAAGATTTTTGAATCAATGTACCAGCGTCTGAATACCTCATAAGATTTATTATTAAAATCTAAAAGATGTATGATTCTATCAAATTCTCTGTATATTTTATTTTTGATAACATCAGAAACAGGAAGATCGCCTAGATCAAGCTTAACTGGTTTTCTGTCTGTTCCCAAAACAATCGATGCGTTGATGATTTCATCAATTGCATTGTCAACCTCTGGGTAGATTGACATGTTTCTGTATTGAACAACTGATGCGCTTTCGTCGCGCATCGATGATGAATAATCCAGAGCGGTTCCAAAGAACCCACCAGCTTCAACTGTTACGGTTCCATCATAAACTTCGGGGGCAGTAAAAGACTGCAGGTTTTTTTCAATTTTATCCTGCTTGGTTGTTCTTTTCTTGCCGAATTCAAATCCAAAAGCTTCTATTTCCATTTATTTCCTCACGAAGTTGTTCTTGATGTAATGTTTGCGATCTCAATATAATCATAAACTATAATTACATTGAATGAGCTTAACGTATTAGGCTGCAACATATTTAGAGCCAACTGAGATACCGACGCTGGCCAGCATCCCTGCAATACGAATTCCTTTAGCACATTTTCACCATTTAAATCAAGGTGTTTTATTTTCCAGTTATATGCCTTATAATCATCGCCACCAGCCAAATCAAACGATTCGTTCGTGACGTGATTATTAATATTGTTGTGCCACTTCTGAAAGTTTTTCCAAAGATCGTTGTCACCAACGTCATCTAAAACAGTAAATGCCCAGTTACCATATTCTCTTTCACCGGGATAATGATATTTTCTTCCAAAATAATCATAAGTTAATGTCTTGGTAGACATTTGTGGAATTATAGTAGATCTAACGTGAAACTTTGTAAATTGACCTCCAGTAGGAATTCTACCTTCGATCAAAAATCTATTTGATCTTGTACCACCAAAAAAGTTTGTTTTAAATTCATTTAACATTTAGACTCCCCATATCTGTATGTTGTCAAATGTTAATGTGACGCTGAAGGCAACAAAGTTGCTTTCACCCATGTTTAAATTTATTTCTCCTACCACGCTAGGCCAGCACTTGTACAAACTAATTCTTCTGAGTGTATCTTCGCCGTTTACATCCAAGTGTCTTACTTCCCACGTAGTTTGATATCTGCTGTAGTTATAGTCATTCCCAGTAACTTTGTGGGTATAATGGCCGTCGATCAATTCTTTCCATTTTTGAAAAGCTTTCCATAAATTTTGTGCATTTCCATCATCATAGACACCAACAACCCATGGGCTGTACTGCCTATCTCCAGCAAAATTTATAAGACGGCCTCTATAAGGAACACTTATTGAATTTATCTGAACAACTGGAAGAGAAGCTGAAACTATTTTAAAAGTAGAATCATCGGAGTTCACAGATACGCCTTGCGGCCAAATAGGATTTACAATAAACCTATTTGATCTGGTTCCTCCGTTAAAATTATCTTTAAAAAGGCTTATTGTGTTGTTCATTATTGTGTGTAGCTTACGTTAATTAAGAAGCTATCTGTTGTCAAAATTGGCTTAACAACTACATCAATGTTAAGCGTAGATGAGTTGTCCGCGTTATTTGAGGCATCGCAGATGATTTGTGTTTGCGTTGTATCGATAAACGGAGCATATGGATCCAATGCTGTTTGAACCTCTGATACAACTTGATCGCGTGTAGTTTGGTTGTTGATATCAAATACATATTTCAAAGCGATTGTATTGATATCCTTTGTCAAATTTACACGCATTCTTGCTGGGCCAACTCTGTCGTTTACTCCTATAGATGTGTTTGCAGTGGCACCAACAAGATCTGATCCCAAAAATTTTGGAT